TCAGCGGGGGGCGACGAACGAGCGCTGAGCGCTGGGGTCTACGACGATCACGAAGTGATCGCCATAGGTTCGCCCCGACTTCCCCGGTCGGCGTGCAGGCGGCTTGGCCTCCCGCTTCCTGCGGTAGAACTCGACTACCTCCGCGTACTGCGGATCGATCCACTCATCTTCCATTGCCCACGACCTCTCGTGCGTGTGCCCCCCACGACCATAGGGCCGTAGGGGGCACACTCAGGGGTGAACTTAGCTGACGTTCGGCCCGCTGGGGCCGTCGCCCTCACCGCTGCCCGTGCAGGACCCTTCCGGGCCTCCCTCGGAGTGCTCGCAGCTTGCCGCTACGGGAATGGCGCTGTCCGTGGGCGCGCACCACAGTTCGACATTCGGGAGGTAGCCGGCGTCACGGATGGCGCGCTGCGTGCGCATCAGCGCGTCAGGGTCGTGGCGTGCCGGGTCCGGCGCTTCGGGAACGTGGTGCACGACGGTCCCGAGTCGCCGCGACAGCCCGGTGTAAATCTGCGTGTGCAGAATCAGGGCGTGCCATCCCTCGTCAACGACGCGACTTGGCCTCAGCGGCACCGTGGGACTCGACGCGCAGGCGGCTACGAACTTCAGGGCCTCATCCGTGATGGACTCCGCCACGTTGCCGGACATGCCGGGGTTGTTCTGCTGGACAGTTTGCGCCACAGCGCGGAACGCTTCGGGGCTGATGAGGTCACGCGCGCTGGACTCGGGCGTGCGGACGTGTTCGAGTAAGACTGTCACTGTTACTCCTTTGTCGGGGTTTCGGTGTCCGCCCCGCCCGGAGAACCGTTGGCAAGCGGGTTTGTCCTTCGGGCGGGGCTGTTCTGATGGGCAACGCCCGCCGTGCTGGCGGCGGGCGTTTCGGTGCCCCGCCCCCTGGCGGGATCCGGGAAGACGGCCAGGGGGCGGGAGTTCAGTGGTGGGGGTGCCGGCGCATGAGGACGGAGCAGTCGGTGGCGGCCGAGTGGTCGCCGCGGTTGCGCGCGGCCCGGCGGTCGTTGTCGAGCTGGCGGCACTTCTCGCAGCCGAGGGAGGGCTGCGCCTCCTGGCCCTCGCGGGTGGGGAGGGTCTTGGGCGCCTTGGGGCCGCGCCACTCCGGCGCCTCACCGAGGCTCGCCACTGCGGGCCGGGCGTTGAACGGCTCGGGCTTCTCGTCGGTGCTCACGGCCGCCCCCTGAGCGCCAGCGGGGCGGTGACGGTGATCCGGCCGCGGCGCAGTTCGCGGTCGTCCTCCCCGGCCGTGGTGACGCAGTATCCGCCGGCCTGGTGCACAGCGAGACGCAGGATCGCGCACCGGTCCCGCTCCCGGCTGATTCGCTCCCACGACTCCACCAGGCACACCGCCGGCGCGGCGGCCTGTTGCATGGCGTAGGCGAGCCGGTACCACTCCGGCCGGGGCCAGTTGGTCAGGGCGTGGTCGCCGCGGTCGACCCAGAGCCCGGAGGTCACCCATCCGTGCTCGACCGCGTAACGCTGGCACCGCTCTAGGCGCTCGTCGAGCGCGGCGGTCGTTTCCGTGGTGTTGCGGTCGTAGATGAACGCGAGGGTGGGCTTATCCGGGGTCCCCATGGTCGACTCCATGCGACGCGGCCGTTGACAGTCACAGGCTGTCGACGCACCGCAGTCGCAGTGTTACCGGTTCTGGGAACAATCCCGGTGCTACATCCCCACCCACGCGGCCAGCGACGCCAGCCCCTCCGAGGCGCGCCGCTGGCGCCGCACGAGCGCGCCGACCGTCTCACGCATCAGCGGGTGATACCGGGCCTGCTGCGGGGCGACCTTCCGAGCCGCCCGCAAGGCGTCCTGTGCGGCGTCGACGCGGCCCATCTGGGCGTAGGCGCGGCCCATTTCGATGTGGTAGCGGCCGACCCTCATCCTCGGGTGCCCCGCCGGGAAGTGCAGAGTGCGGGCGCGTTTCACCGCGGGGCCGAGCTGCCCGAGTTCCACGAGCGTGGCGACTTCGAAGTGCCCGACGCTCGCGGCCCCGAACGACGACCAATACACCTGCGGCACCTCGTGGCCGATCCTGTCGGCGACGTTCCGGGCCAGCTCCATGTGCCCCTCGACCTCGTCGCGGTCCTTCGCCTGGGCGGCGGCGATGGCGCCGGCCAGGTAGAGGCTGCCGGTTACGGCCAGCGCCTCCTGAGAGGTGGGCTTGTCGTGCGCCTCGACCATCCGGTGCCCGCGCTCCAGCACTTGCAGCGAGCGGCGGTTGTCACCGCGGCGCAGGAGCATGCTGGACCGCTTGGACAGCCGCATCGCCAGCAGCAGCGGGTCTTGCGCGCGGTCGGCCATCCACCCCATGCGCTCCAGCGCGATGGCGGCGAGTTGGTGGTAGCCGAGGCGGTAGGCGAACTCGTAGCTGACCCAGTAGGACCAGGACAGCAGCGCGGCGACACGGCGCTCCTCGTCGCTTCGCTCCGGCACTGACGCCATGGCAGTGGTGAGTTCGGACAGCAGCCCCGGCAGCTTGGCTCCGACGCCCTTGTATTCGGTGGCGTAGGTGCGGGCGCACAGCGTGTCGACGTCCTCGGCGATCTGCGCCAAGGGGCGGGGGGTGACCTCCGGATCGGGGCCCAGGTCGTACATGTCGAGGGCGTCGGCCAGGGGCGCGACGAGTTGGTCGAGGTGGTCCTGCCTGAGCTGTGAGACGTAGGGCTGGCCGTTGAGCACGGCGATGTCGACCTGCAGCGGGCGGGCAACGGCTGCGACGACAGCCGGTGTCGCAGGTTGCAGCCCGGCCTCGACCCGGGCGAGGTAGGCACGGGAGATGTGCGCCTGCTGCGCTAGGGCCTGCTGCGTCATGTGGCGCAACTTGCGGTAGTCGGCGATCCGCGCGCCGATGTGGTCGTCAGCGGGGTGTGGCATGCTGGCTCCAGTTCTGACCTCGACACTCAGAACCGTACCCCTGGTCCGCCCTACGGGTACCGCATGAACGGCCCTCAGCGTGAGGGCCGTTCTCGTCTCCGGGCATGACGAAGCGCCCCCCGCCCTGGCCGTGTGGCCAGGACAGGGGGCGTTCGTCATGCGTACTGCCGTCGGGCGGGGTCGAGTGCCGCGGCGAGGGGGCCGCCGCCCCCGTTCCCCGGGTTGTCCTCGGGGGGCGGCTCGTCGGCCGCGCAGGCGTAGTGCGTCGACCCGTCCGCGGTGGGCGTGCACGTGTAGGTGGTGCCGTCGTGGACGAACGTCCAGCCGGACGGCGGCGGCCCGGTGGGGCCGCGGTCGCCGTCCGTCCCGTCCTTGCCTGCCGGGCCCGGGGGTCCGGCCGGGCCGGGGACGGTCGAGTCGGCGCCCGGCGCGCCGTCCGCGCCGGGGCTGCCTGCGGGGCCGGGGAGGGTGGAGTCCGCGCCGGGTTCGCCTTTCGCTCCTCGGGGCCCTGGGCTCGGCGATGGGGTTGGGGCGTCGGCTCCGTCGCGGCCAGCCTCGCCCTGCTCGCCTCGGGGCCCGCGTGGGCCGGTGACGGACTCTCCTGCCTCCCCGCGCGAGCCCGGCGGCCCGGCGACCGGATCCCCGCCGAGGCGTTCCACCTGCCGCGCCAGGGCGTCGCGCGCCTGGTTGGCGTCGTGGAGGTCGCCGGCGAGCTGCTGGACGGTGACGATGGCGGCGCCGGCGAGCAGCGCGGCGGCGACCGCGGCGGCGTCTCCGGCGAGGGTGCGTCGGCGCTTGTGCTTCACGCTCCGGCCCCTCTCACGATGACGCCGAGGTACGGCAGCAGCGCGGCCACGACGGTGATGGCGGTGCCGATGACCCACCGGCGCGTCGCGGTGATGCGGTGGGCATCGGCCTCGCGGGACTGTTCCAGGGCGGCGATGCGCCGTTCGACCGCCGCCTTCTCGACGGCGTAGACGTCCGTCGACACGACCCGGTCGAGGCGTGCGTTGATCTGCCCGAGGTCGTCGCGGACATCGCTGCGGAGGGCCTGGATGAGCCGCCCCAGTTCGCCGAGTGTCGGCTCATCCACCGTTCACCCCCAGGGTCAGGCGCCGGGCGCGGACTGCTTGTTGGGCACGGCGTAGACGACGCCCAGGGCGCCCAGGACTGCGAGGGCGATGGTGACGCCCTCGCCGGTGGTGAGCGTGGAGTCCTGCGCGGCGGTGACCGCCGCCGCGGAGCCGGCGGCGAGCCCGGCCAGGAGGGACTTGGCGATGCTGCTGATCTTCATGGGTGTCTCACTTCTGTGCGCGTTCGGCGAGCCAGCGCCGGACGGTCTGGTTGTGGCGGGCGTCGGCGAGCGCGTTGTGCTCTCCGGACTCCTGCTTCGGCAGGTCATCCCAGGACAGGCCCTGCCTGCGGGCCTCCTGCTGGATGTCGTGCGTGAACATCGGCACCCCGTTGGGGAGCGCCACCATCGGGCCCCACAGTTGGGCGAGGCAGACGTGGTCGTAGGCGCCGTAGTTCGCCCATAGCTCCACGTCGGAGCCGGTGGAGCGGATGAAGGCCGCGACCTCATCGGCGATCAGGTCACGGGGCTTCACGCACGGGTCCTCGCGGTTGAACAGCCAGGACACGGGCATGTGGTTGCGCCAGTCGCCGTGCGCCTGCGGCAGTCCGGGCACGACGTTGGCCATCAGCCACGGGTGCCTGCGGATCTGCCGCTCCGGCATGTCCCGGTTGACCGCGTAGTACTCGCGGCCGTCGTCGCACACCATGCCGATGGAGATCAGGTCGATGGTGCGGCCGTCCTCCAGGAACTCCAGGTCGTAGTCGATCGCGACCACGTCAGCCCGCCCGCCCCCGCAGCAGCGCGAGCACCTGGTCGAGCTTGGAGTCCGCAGACTCGGCGGCCCGGCGGGCTCCGCGCGCCGCGCGGGTCTGGGTCTCGACGTGGTTCTTGAACTTCCAGAACTTGTTGGTCTTGTACGACGCGGAGTCGTCGGGCGCCGGGTACACGCCGTCCTGGTTCGCGAGCAGCTCGCAGACCGCCTTGGCGATGCGCTCGATGTCGTCCTTCGTCACTTCGTCGTCCTCTCCGGCCGCGCGCGCCCGGATCCCGGGCATCACGACCTCCTTGAACTGCTCGATGCGCTTCGGCCCGGGACACGCGGTGCCGCCGGTGGACCAGGCGGAGTGAAGCCGGTGCCAGCCGAAGCCGGGGTCGGTCGCGGTGCGGCAGATGCGCAGCGGGATGCCGTGCTTGCGGTGCGCCCACACGCCGAGGTCGATCAGCTTGTCGACCTGCTCGGAGGTCCACGGGTCCGTACTGCTGGTGTTCGACGCGGTCTCCACGGAGATCGCGCGGCTGTTCGCGGAGGCGTTGGCGTCCGCGCGGGTCTCGGTGCCGATGTACTGGGCGAGGTCGCCGTCATAGCCGAGTCCGAAGTGCGACTCCAGATTGGTCGAGTCGCGCCAGAACTCATACAGCCGCCGCGGCGTCCACGGCCCGGCGATGGAGTGGACGATGAACTGCGTCGGCCGGATGGCGGCCTGCCCGTCGCTCTCGGGCTGCAGCTCCATCTTCTCGGCGCCTGGATACCAGGCCATGCGCGTCCTCCTGGGCATGAAGAACGCCCCGGGCCGGCGGCTCGGGGCGGGGTGTGGGCAGGCTCAGCCGATGCGGCGGTAGAGCATGCGGGTCTGGTTGCCGCCGCGGAGGATCGTGTCGTGGCCGGCTGTGGCGGTGGCCTGCGCCCAGCGCAGCGTGACCGTGCTGTTCGTGCCGTCGGTGGTGAACGTCCCCGAGTCGTAGGCGCTGTGGAAGTTCACCGGCGGGCTGGTGCCGTCGGTGCCGCCAACGAGACGGTCCGTGCCGTTGCCCGGCCGGCGGAACACCACCGTCTGCCCGGCGTTCACCCCGGACGCGCCGGGGTGGTCGATGGCCTGCGTGAAGCTGGCGAGCGTCGCGCCGGGCGCGAGCCAGTTCCACTTGAAGCCGGCCGTGATGGTGGCGCTGTAGGCGATGTACAGCCAGTACTCGTAGAGCGCGGACGGCTCCGGGGTGAACACGATCTCGGAGGAAACGTCGCTGGTGGAGTTGGTGACGGTCTGGTCGTTCTCCTGCGTGACCATGATCGGCGTCAGGCTGTTCCAACGGTCGGCGGTGACGGTCTGGCCGGCGTAGAGGCGGGGATTGGGCATCAGGTCCTCCTACAGCGCCAGGATCATGGGCTGGGCCAGGGACACCCCGGTGCCAGCGTCGTGGGCCTTCTCGACGGCGTTCAGGGCCCGGGTCACTGTCAGGCTCTGGGGGTTGGCCATCTGGAAGTCGTCATACGAGACGGTCGGGTTCACGTTGGTGTTGGAGCTGGTGACGATCGACCGCACGCCGACGAGGCCGGAGGTGTGCGAGCTGTCGGTGGCCTGCACGTGCCAGCCGCTCGGCTCCGCCGCGCCCACCGCCCACACCTTCGCCATCAGCGCGGTACCGCCGCCGCGGAAGCGCATGTTGACGTACCCGCCCGCGGTGTACGTCAGGGAGCTGGTGATCCCGGACAGTTGGGTGTCGGTGTCGGCGACCCGCTTGCGCAGGGACAGCAGGATGCCGCCGGCCGTGGTGAACTCCGTGCGCACGTAGTACAGGTTCGCGCCGGAGGAGTAGCGGGCCGCGGGGCCGCCGAACTGGCTGCCGCCGGTGCTGACCGCGACGACGCCGACCTTGCAGTAGAGGTCGAAGTCGTCGAGCACCAGCGGGGTCAGGACGCTCAGGCGGGCGATGCTCAGCGTGCTGCACAGGTGCCGCCCGTTGCCGGAGGACACGGCGTAGTCCGTGCCCACGCCGCCGTCGGCGGTCCACGCCTGCCCGGTGTCGGTGCTCCCCCAGCCCGAGGTGACGGTGCGGGCGAAGGTGTCGAACACAGCCGGCGTCACCGCGGTGACGCGGCAGGTCTCCCCGCCGAGCTTCACGTCGAACGGGAACTCGCCGGTGCCGATGCCCCCGGGGCCGCCGCTGGGCATCCACAGCGCCCGCTCGTGCGGCCCGTCCTGCGGGGTGTACACGGTGAACGTGGTGTCGTCGGCGTCGACCGCGGCCAGCAGCTCCGAGCCGCTGGTGTCGAGGCGGTTGGGCTCGTCGGGGCCGGCCGTCGTCTCGTCGCCCGGCGGGAGCTGCCCCACGGTCCACGGGGCGCCGGGGGAGGCGTTGACGCGCACGTCCCAGCGGTGCGGCTGGATGGTCTCGGTGTAGCCCTCGGCCATGACCTCGACGGTGCCGGTGGGGTGCTGCGGCGGAAGGTCGGTGATCAAGCCCTTGTCGCCCAGCTCGGTGGACAGCCACTGCTCGACGAGCTGGGGCCGCACGTCCAGCGCGGGAGTGATCTCCGGATAGCGCATGCCCGGGACGGTGCCCAGAAGGACGCGCCAGCCGGCCTGATCGGGCAGCTGGCCGTCGTCGGCGACGTCGACCGTGATGGCGTCGTCGCGGTGGCCGTGCGCGGCGATGTGCTCGGCGTCGACCACGCGGGCCTCGCCGCCGTCGGTGCGCCGTGCGGTGACGTCGTTGCGGCTGCCCTGGTCGTCCAGGACGGGGCGCAGGGGGTTGAGGACGTCGCCCTTGTTGTCGGTGGTGCCGGACAGCGACCAGAGCGGGTTGCCGAAGTTGATCCACTTGGTGTGTGAGGCCCACTCGACTCCGTTGACCCAGCCGGTGCCCTGCAGCGCGAGGGTGCGGCCGTAGTCGTTGACGCGCACGGTGCCGTACTGCTGGCGGCCGGGCAGGCTCCCGATGTCGTACTTCAGGTCCGGGTCGCCGTAGCTGGCGTCCATGGACGCGAACATGAACAGCGGGAAGTTCCCGAACGGGTTGCCCTGCGCCGAGCAGATGGACAGGGCGTGCTTGTCCGCGGTGAGCTGGATCATCCGGTGCAGCCACCCAGTGTCGCCGAGCATCTGGACCAGCTCGTCGCGCTCGTCGGCGAAGCTGTTCCAGGAGTCGCCCACGGAGGAGTCCGGGCCGATCCACCGCGACGACGACATCCACACCAGCGCCTCGGCGCCGGTGTCGGCGGTGAGCAGGTTCTCCATCCACGCCTTCTGCGCCGAGCCCAGCATGGTCTTGCTGGGGCCGGCCGGGTCGTTGTTGGGGGAGCGGAACGACCGGCAGTCGGACGCGATGTACAGGACGCGGCCGACCTGCCACGACTGGTAGATGCCGGTCCCGGCCGGGATGTCGTAGTGGGGTACGCAGTCGCGGTAGGCGGTGTTGGCGGCAGGGTTCGACGCCGAGCTGCCGTTGCTGTTGTTCGCGCCGAAGTCGTGGTCATCCCACGTGTAGGTGACCGGGCAGTTCCGGTAGAAGTGCCCCTGGCGGCCGTTCGGGTTGACGAAGTCGCCGTAGTTGTGGACCTGGAAGTAGGCCAGGCGGTAGGCGGCGACGTCGTTGGTGGCGATGTTCTTGTAGTGCAGGTCCCCCAGGTGGGAGAACCACGCCCACTCCTCGGCGAGGGCCTGGGTCCGCATCGTGTCGAACACGGCCTTGTTCGAGACGCCGTCGGTGATCCCGCTGTTGTCGCCGGTCCCGGTCAGCCCGGCGTCGCCGGCGGCGCCGAAGACGTAGGACAGCCGGTCGCCGACCGACCCGGGGTGGGTGCGGAACGTGCCGGTGTAGTTGGTGCCCGGCACGCCGTTGGTGTCGACGCGGTAGTAGTAGCGGCGGTTCGGCTCCAGGCCGGTGACGTCCCAGGAGTAGATGTTCTGTACCGGCGTCGGCGACGGGTAGACCACCGCGCCGGTGTAGGCGGGGTTGTCCGCCACCAGCAGCTCCATGGTGGGCGAGGACACCTCGCGGGCGCGCACCCACACCGAGGTGTCGGTCACCTTCCCGGTCCACACGTACTGCGTCATGCCTCACACCCCCTGGTTGTATCGGGACGAGCGGGTCCGGTACGCCAGCGCCGGCGCGTCGCGGGCCTCGCCCAGGACGCCGCCGTCGACCGCCTCGGCGGCCCCGAGGACGTCGAGGAACGCGCCGGAGCGCTGCGGGCCCATCAGCGGGGTGTCGTCGAGGGAGCCGGTCACCTGGAGCCCCACGCCCTGCTCCGCACACAGCCGCTCGATACGGCGGCCGGCGGGCTCGTATGCGTGCCCGAGGAGCGCGCGGCGGGTCTCGGCGTCGGGCGGCGGGGTCTCCCAGTAGGTGACGTGGCCCAGCGCGACGGGCGTGGTTTCGACGCCTCCGCCCTCGACGGTGCCCCAGCGGTAGACGATGCGGGAGACCGGATAGTGGGTGATGGCGTGCGTGCCGGAGGCGACCGTCGTGCCGTCGTAGACCAGGGCCCAGTTGGTGAAGCTGGTGCCGTCGGAGGTGATGAGACGGATGTAGTGCACGCCGCCGTCAGAGATCCCGGGCAGGGAGGGCGTCGCCAGCAGCGTGGAACTGGAGGTGTCCTCTCCCCGGGAGACGACGAACAGGGTTGCGTCCTCGTCGTCGTTGAAGGTCGTCAGGGCGAATTCATGCTGCGGTGCGGTGTTGGTGCGCGGGCCGCGGTCGAAGACCTGCAGCGTGTTCGCCGAGCCGGGACCGCCGCCGGCCAGCGCGTGGTCGACTGCCCACCGGGTCACGGCGGCTGCGGGCACGTTGGCGGTGATCCGGCCGATGCTCTCGTCGGGCAGCTCGACCACCGGGTCCAGCCACGGGGCGAGGGAGCCGCGGCCCCAGTCCGGCTGCCCCTGGTAGAAGCTCCCGGCCTCGCCGAGCGCGCGCATGGGCATCGCGCCCTGGATGACCTCGGAGCCGTGGATGGCCGTCTCCCCGTCCGTCAGCGGCCAGTACGCCAGCGGCCCATGGTTCTCGATATGGCGGCGCATGGCGTCGTACAGCGGCGGCGTGCCCTGCCCCAGGCGGCGCAGGATCCCGGCCGCGGTGACCGTGACCTGCGCCTCCCCGACGTACCCGCGGTCCTCATTCGAGAGGTCGCCATACGGCCACGACGGCTCCCAGGAACCGGCCTCACCCACGAACCGGATCCGCCACTCCCCGTCCCACAGGACGCTGAATCGCAGCGGCACGCCTTCGTGTATGTGCGGGTAGTACGGGCTCTGTGCCCGGTCGGGGGTGAGGTCGCCGTCCGGGTTGTTGAACGTCAGCGTCAGCGACCCGGCCGTGGTGCTGCCGGACTCGTTCTGCCGGCCGCGGGTGATGGCGATCGACTGGAAGTCGAGCCGGTCCGACAGGTCCGTCCACGTCCAGCCCGCCGGGTCGCCTGCGGGGTCGGCGCCGAAGGCGAGTTCGGCGCGCACCTGCAGCCGGTGGGGCCAGGAGGTCACCACCACTCGCCGTCACCTCCTCGGTTGGCCCAGGTAGCCCTGGACGTCGCCGCTGCCCTCGGTGCGGATGGAGTTGCGCAGCCACTCCAGCAGCGGCCCCGGCAGGTTGACGCCGTCGACGACGACCCGCGGCGGCGCCGATGCGCCCGCGCGGGCCGCGGCGGCGCCGGCGGGCAGCGCGGGCATAACCGCAGCCACGGTGGAGTCGGCCATGGCCGACAGCCGGTTCATGCCGGACTGCCAGCCCTTGGCGATGCCCGCGGGGATCCAGCGGCCCACCTCGTTCGCCATGACCTTCGAGGGCGAGCTGATGCCGAGCAGTGAGCCGACCTTGTTGGGGATGGTGTCGGTGATGAAGTTGCTGACCTTGCTCTTGAGCCAGTCCTTCATGGCGTTGATGCCGGACCACAGGCCCTTGACGACGTCGATGCCCTTGTCCCACAGGATCCAGCGGAGGGAGCCGACGGCGCGGCCGATCCGTCCCGGTGTCCCCTCGGCCCAGTTGAGGAACTTCGTCAGCTTCTCGCCCGCGGCGTCGCGGAAGCTCTGCCAGGCGGAGGACGCGGCCCCGGCCAGGGAGCCGCCCAGTCTGCCCAGGGCGTTGACGGCCCGTCGGGGGAGGCCGCGGACGGTGCTGATGAACGAGTCCCACGCTCCGCGCACGGGCTCGGCGATGTACTTCGACCACAGGCCGCCGAACCAGCGGCCGATCGCCAGGCCGACGCTGGCGAACATCCCTCCGGCCTGGCCGGCCTTCTTCGCCACCCAGCCCTTGAACGAGCCCCACCACTTCGGCAGGTTCTCGAACAGGGCGGCGACCAGCGTGCCGACGAAGCCCACGATCATGGCCGAGGCGGCGGTGGCGAGCGCCGCGGCGACGAGCAGCGGCAGCTTCGCGATCGCCATGACGAGCGCGCCGGCGATCAGCGCGATCTTCAGGACCTTCCCGGGGTTGGCGATCACGTAGTCGGCCACGGCCTGGCCGAATTCGAGAAGCGACTCGATGGCCTCCGGCGCCATCTCCACGATCTTCTCGCCGATCTTCTGTCCGAGGAGCTTCACGAAGTTCGCGGCCTGGTCGGCGGTGTCTTCGGAGCCCTTCCCGGCCTCGGCCCACATGGCGCCGAACTCGTCCTTGACGGTGGTCGTCAGGGAGGTGATGGCGGGGATGACCTCGCCGCCGAGGAATTCGACGAGCCCTTGCGTCAGCTTCCGCTTGAACTGCTCGACCTTGGTGCCGGCGTTGTCGCGGAGGGTGTTGCCCATCTCCTCGGCGGCGCCGCCGACGTCGCCCAGGCCCTTGACGGCCTCGCTGGGGTCCATCGCGAGCAGCGCGTCCCCGAGGTCTTCGGCCTGGGTGCCGAACAGCGCGACGGCGGCCTCGGACCGCTTCACCGGGTCTTCGATGTTCCGCAGCCGGTCCAGCGTCTCGTCGAGCGCGGCCGTGGCGGACTTGCCGCCCTTGCCGAACTTCGCCGCCATCTCGTCGGCATTCAGGCCCAGGGCCTTGAACCCGTCGGCGGTGGTCTTGCTGCCGTCCACCGCCCGGATGGAGAACTCTTTGATCGCGTCGGCGGCGACGTCGGAGTCGCGGGCGCCGGCCTCGATCGCCTGGTTCATCAGGCCGATTGCGGTTGCGCCGTCCAGCCCCGCCTTGCGGAACTGGGTGCCGTACTCGTTGATCGTGTCCAAGAAGTCGTCGGCCTTGTTCGCCGAGGACTGGAAGCCGACGGTGAGCAGGTCGAACGCCTCGCCCGCGTTCTTCGCCAGGCCAGTCTTGAGCATCTGCGACACGGCGTTCGTGACGCTGCCGAGGTCTTGGTCGAAGGTGTTGGCGAGGTCGGCGACCTTCGTCGAGATGGACTCGATCTGCCGGTTCGTCGCCTCCGGCGGGAGGAGCCCGGCGGACATGGTCGCCTTGATGGCGTCGGCGGCGCCCTGGAAGTCCTCGGTGACCGCGTTGGAGTACAGGTCGCCGGCGATCTCGCCGTAGCGCTTGGCCTCCTCGGGGGTCTTGCCGAGCTGCGCGCCGAGCTTCGCCGTGATCTTCCCCTGGTCCAGGGCCTCGCCGATCCCCGCGACCAGCGCCATCCCGGCGCCCAGGGCGGCGCCGGCCAGGCCCGCCTTGAACGCCCCGGCGAACTTCCCGCCCGCCTGCTGCCCGGCCTCGTCCCCGGCCTGCTGCGCAGGGCGGTTCAGCTCGTCGGTCATCGCGCCGGCGGCGGCCCGACCGAAGCCCTGCATGCTGGGGACGAGCCTGACGAACGCGACGCCGACCTCTTCGGCCATGGCGGCTCACCCCCATGAGAAGCAAGACGGGCACGGGGCATCCCGCCCGGCGGCGTATGTTCAAGCCTCCGAGCCGGAGGAGTAGGAGCTGACCGTGCGTGAGTGCATTGCATGCCAGGGGGACCTGTCAGGCGGAGAGATGACGCTCCCCTGGGAGGACGGCGACAACCCGCACGCCTACGTCAAGTGCCGCCACTGCGGTGAAGAGAACACCGTCTACGGCTTCGGCGAGGACGATTAGGCCACGCCAGCCGGGCTCTCCGGGCCCGGTGCCGGACCGTAGCGGGCCAGGAGCGCGGCGACCTCGGACGGGGAACGGTCGGTGCGCCCGATCTTCTTGCCGGGCTTCTTCGCGAGCGGGCTCAGCGGCTTGGGCCGGTTGCGGCCCCTGGCACCGTCCTTGGTGCGCTGCCAGTTCGCGGTGCGCAGCTCGTCCACGACCAGGAACATCAGGTGGTCGGCAGTGGTGTAGCCGTCGCCGCCGGCGGTCTGCGCGGTGATGCTGTGGGCGTCGGCCAGCAGCGCGGCGTACAGGTTGCCGATCCGGCGCACCGTGTACGCACCGATGTCGCCGGCGCCGCGGAGCGTCAGGTCGACGGCGAGCGCTTCGTAGGCTTTCGGCGAGCCGACGACTTCCCACCCGCTTTTCCCGCCGCCCTGCCGTGCTCGATCCACGCCTGGGCCAGGGGGCCGGACAGCTTCACCGGCATCGCCATGAGCGCTTCGTAGACGTCCGGGTCGGCGATCTCCTCCAGCACGTCATCGTCACCGGCCTGCATCCGATGCGCCTGGGCGCCGGTCAGCGTGGCCGCGTTCGGCAGTTGGTAGGTCTCGCCGTCCATGCCGATGAACGGAAACGGCTCGTCGGGCAGCTCGGCCGCGAGCTTGCGGGCGTCGAAGGTCATGCGCGGAACTCCTCTACTGCAGGTGCGCGGAAGGGTGGAACGCCCCGGGAGCGCTCCGCGCGAGACGCCCCCGGGACGCGATCAGGACCCGCCGGCGATGTCCTCGCCCCAGGCGGCGCCGTTGGCGAACTTCGTCATCAGGTTGCCGTCGTCGTCCGGGTACGCGGTCAGCGTCACCGGGTACATCACGGCCGAGCCGTTGGCGAACGGCACCTCGCCGCGCTCGGTCAGCTCGGCGTTGCCCAGGTACATGCGGATCAGCTCGGTGCCGTCGATGACGTGGAGCACGAACTCGCGGGGGTCGGCGGTGGGCGGCTTGACGTCGATCTTCCACTCTGCGGCGTTGGCCTCGACGACCGAACCCGGATAGAAGAGTTCGAGGTTGGAGCCGCGGGTCTGGATGAGGGTGCACGCCACCGTAAGCGTCGACTCGGTGCGCGCCGCGCGCACCGTGGTGGCGTTCTGCCAGGCCACGATGTTCTCGACGCTGTCGTCCCAGTTCTCCGTCACGCCGTCCTCGGACACGTAGCCGTGGCCGATGAACGCAGCATCGAGGGCCGTGGTGGCGTTGGTGGGGGCGGTGGTGCCGCGGGGCGCGGAGTACAGCTCTCCGGTGATTGCTACGCGGACCTCATCGGCAACGAGTGCCATGGTGATCTCCAATCAGGATCGGAAGGGGCACCCGGGCGCGCGGAAGTCACCGGGAGAGAGGGGGCGGTCAGGGAGCCGGCGTGATCACCGGGTCGGCGCGGACCAGCAGGGAGTACGTGGCCCAGGCCACGGGCGAGCTGGTGACCGGGTCGTCGTCGAACCGCGGGCCCAGGAATTCCGAGACCTGGTAGCAGGGAAAGCCCAGCAGCGACGTGCCGGACAACGCCCACACGGCCGCGCGGACCTCCAGCGCCAGGCCCATGGCGACCTTGTCGTCCGGCGCCCAGCACTTGATGTCGATGCGGGCGGCGTCGCGCACCGGGAACTCGGCGGTGCCGCCGACGCGGCGCACCTGCACCAGGCGTGGGGGCCGCGGGGCCGGCACGCGGGAGACGACCTTGACGGGCTCCAGGGGGGTCTTCAGGTAGGCGATCAGGGCGTCGTTGACGTCGGGGAAGGGCATGTCACATCGCCTCCACCTCGATGGGGCCGGTGACGGTGTGCAGCGGCACCCACAGCAGCCGATCGGGCGCGAGCTTGAGGATCAGGCAGCCCTCGTCGATGCGGGGCGGTTCGATGACCTCCCGCCAGCTCCCGCGCCCGGACCCATCGGGCCAGCGCACGCGGAACGACGGTGCGCCGGGCTCAGTCCCGTGCGGCATCGATCGCTCCCCCGAGGATGCGGCGGTCGCGCTCGATGCGCAGCGATGACGGGTGGATGGCGATGACGGTGGCGCCGGCGCGGCCGGTGCCGGTGTAGGTGTCGGCGACGACGCGGACCGGCTCGGGGGTGTGGCTGTCGGCGGTCGCCTGCTGCCACTCGCCCTCACAGGCCGCCTTCACCGCGTCCGCGCGCCGCTGGAGGTCCGCGCGGACGCCGGGGCTGCGCAGCAGGGCCTTCGCGCCGCGGGAGCTGAGGCGGAAGCGCTGTACGGCACCGGCCATGCGATCACCCGTCCACGATCTTGAGCGTCAGCTCGGTGTGGTGCGGGGCCGAGGAGCCGGCCGCCGCCATGGCGAGGGGGTTGTAGAACGGGCCCGGCTGTCCGTCGAGTTCGAAGACCATCGGACCGGCCGGGCCGGTCCACTCGATATGGGCGCGGGCCCCGACCGGGGAGTGGTTGGTGATCATCAGCCACCGCTCCTGCAGCGGATCCGCGCCGACCGCGGCGACCTGCGTGCGCTGCGTCTGCTCCAGCCACGCCTTCACCGGCGTGCGGGTGGCCGCGGCGCCGTAGTCGTAGGTGGTGTTGCCGTAGGAGTCCTCACCCTCGACCGGGTCGACGACCGTCACCGTGTGCGGCAGCAGCCGGGAGGAGACTGCGCTGCTCGCCATCAGCCGGCCTCCACCTGGATCGTGCCGGAGCGCCGCGGCCCGTACCGGGCGAGCGCCTTCTCGTCCGCGGGCGTCAGCATCACCGCGGCGCCGGCGGCGCCGGAGCCCTGCTGGAGCTGGTAGTTGTAGCCGCCGATCCGCTCGGAGACCATCCCGGCGGCCATCGACGGAGACAGCAGGGTGCGCAGCACCATGTCGCAGACGACCTTGACCACGATCGGCGGGATCGTCTCGTAACCGTGGTCGTAGGTGACCTTGTAGGTGTCCGGCGCCATGCGGTTGCGCCACGCCGGCGTCGAGAAGTCCACGTCGTAGGTGGCGCACGACAGGTTGACCTTGTCGCGGCCGTCCCAGGACCAGCCCGACATGGCGGCCGTCGCGGTGCCGTCGGGTGCGATGGCGGCCACGCTCGTCACGGCGGTCGCCGGCCGCTGCGGCAGGCGCAGCATGACGCCCACCGGGCGGAGCACGATCTCGTCGCCGGTGACGTGCTCGAAGTGCTGCCCCGTGTGTGCGCGGACCAGTGCCGAGGCGTCGCCGAGGAGCGCGGGGGCGCGGGCGGCTTCCTCCTCGGTCAGGTCGCGGCCGAGGCGGGCCTCAAGGTCGGTTGTCGTCGCCAGCGAAGCCACGTCACGCCACCTCCATCTCGCCGAGCAGGCGGGTCATCGCCTCGGGGGTGCGGGCGGCGCGGTAGCGGGCGTGCAGCGCTCGTGAGGGGGCCGAGCCCCACCGTCGGGAGCCGCGGGCCTGGGGCGGGTGCCAGAGGTGCCACAGCGGCTCCTGGCCGCGCCACGGAGGGCCGGCCAGCGCGCGCAGCGCCAGCGCCCATGCCTCGTCCTCCTGGCCCCAGCCGGCGAACCGGCGGTCCAGCGGCGCCCGCTCGTACAGCGCCCGGGGCAGCACGACCATCCCGCCGCCCTCGAAGCCGGTGTACGGCCGCTGCTCCAGGCCGCCGCCGAGCGGCCCGCCGGCGAGCACATCGGCGGTCGCCTGCGGGCCCAGGCGGCGCACCTGGTGGTGCGGGATCGCCCACGACGCGCCGGCGAGCACCGCGTCGACGGCCGTGTCGATGCCGTCGCACCACACGTCGGCGTCCGCCACGATCAGCACCGGCGAGTCCGCGCGCGCCAAGGCGTCGGCGACCGCCGCGGCCTTGCACCACGGCCCCGCAGGCGCGTGGCCGAGCAGCGGCTCATAGCCCGCGGCGCGCCAGCGCGCCAGCGCCCACGCCCGTGCGGCCCGGCGGTGCGGGCAGTCGCTGCGCCACGGGATCACCACCGAGGCGTTCATGCGCGGCATTGCGTGACCGCGCGGCGCGAACCGCCGCCGGTGTGGATGAACACCCCCGGCTGGAGCTGGGCGACGCCGTGGAGCCCAGCAGCGTGCGCACGAGCCTGCGCCTCCCGCTCCCCGGACGCCGGCCACAGCGTCGCGGCGGCGGCCGTGCGGACGAGGGTGGGGTTGGTGGTGTAGTGCGCCTGGGGGGCGTACTGCCAGCCGCCGCGGTCGCGCCACGCCAGGCGGCGCCGGGTGTGCATGTGGTACGGCAGCGTCCGCTCGGCGGAGTGCCGCAGCCGCACCTGGAACACCTCGGGGTGGTCGGACAGGATGCGGCGGGCGTCGTCCAGCCACCCCGGGTGGTCCGCGGCCTTCCAGTCGTCTTCGAGGTGCAGCCAGAACGCCCGTCCCGACTCGGCCGCGGCGGCAGCCAGATGGGACGTCGCCTCGCCGATCGACGCCCGGTCCGCGCGGCGTTCCACGCGGTCGAGGACGTCGGCGTGCTCGCCGAGGACGGCGGCGGTGTCGGGGTCGGTGTCGTTGTCGAGCGCCACCACGTGGGCGGTCTCCAGCAGCCCCGGCGCCGACGCCCGGAGCGCGGCGAGGGTGTCGGCCAGCAGTTCGGGGCGGTCGCCGCTCAGCACGGTGACCACGACGTCGGAGGCATCCACACGGCCGGCGGCGCGGGGGTGGACGAGGGCCATGGGCTTGCCGCCGGTGGCCAGTTGCTCCACCCGCGCGCCGGTGCGCTCCCACGCGGCCAGCGCAGCGCGCTCCCCCGGGCGTCCGGCGTCGTCGACCAGGAGCACCGCCCCGTCGGCGAGGTGCGGCGCCAGGGCGGCGAGCGCCGCAGCCCGGCCGCCTTCGCCCTCGGGCGGCCCGTCGACGAGCGCGAGCCCGATACCGGCAGGCAGGTCGGAGTCGTACCAGGGCCCGGCCGGGGTGCGCAGCAGCGGCGCCAGGCGCAGGTCCACGTGTTCGGCCAGGCCGCGGTCCGCGAGGAGCTTCGCTGTGCGGTCGCGGTAGCGCGGCTGGTGCTCCAGCGTCACGACCGTGGCGCCGGTATCGCGGGCGTACTCGGCCAGCAGCACCGTGCTCGACCCGGACCCGGCCTCGACGGCCACCCGCGGCGCCCGCCAGGCGAGCTGGTCGGCGAGAGCGCGCGCGCCCGGCTCGTCCAGCGCCCAGCCCTGCCACAGCGTCCCGTCCCCCAGCGCGCCGGCCGGGGCCGGCTCGTCGCCGGACAGCAGCCGGCGCAGCCGCGCGGCATGCTGCTCGACGTCGGCCACCACCTCCGGCGGCACGCCCTCGGCGAGGACTTCCCCGACCGCGGCGGTGCCGTCGCCGGCGGCGGTGACCACGGCGGGCCACATCTTCCGCAGCCCGGCCATGACCGTCTTCCGCGAAGGCGAGCCCGTACCCGAGGCGGGCGCGGTGGTGAGCGACCCGCGGCGGCGGTACCGGTCGTACAGCGGCTCCTCGACGACCGTCGCGGCGTCGAGCGCCAGGGCCGCGGCCGTCAGCATCGTGTCCCACCCGATGCGGTAGTCCGGCCGGGGGCCGCCGACCGCGCGCAGCCAACTGGTGCGCCACAGGCCGGCCATGTGCGCGTGATGCCGGAACCGGCCATCGGTCCACGGCTTCACCGGCTCCACGGCCGGCGCGCCGCGAAGCGGGTGGACGCGCTGCGCGGTCAGCACCACGTCGCGGTCGCCCGCGGCGGCGAGCATGCCCGCCAGCCACCCCGGGGCGGCGGCGTCGTCCGCGTCGTGCGGCGCGAACCACTCGGTGCCGCAGGCGGCGAGCACCACCGCGTCGGCGAAGTACCGGCCGCGCTGCGCGGGCAGGTCGAAACGCACCAGCCGGGTGTCGGTGATGTCGGCCAGCGCCGGCCACGGCGGCGTGGTGTCGCCGTCGTTGACCACCACGCACACCAGATCGGCGTGCGTCTGGCCCAGGACCGCGTCCACGGCACGCCGGACGGTGTCCGGACAGCCGTGGTACGGCACGGAGACGGTCACGGTGGACACGGCACCTCCAGCGGTGTTGTCGATGAGGGGTTGCGGGCCCGCGCGGGCCAGGGGGCCAGCCGCGCGGGCCCGCGAGGTCAGGACCCGGTGCCGTCGTCCAGGCCCGTGACCTTGCCGTGGGCCATCTCGTTGCCGTACTTCAGCCCGACCTCGCCGTAGATTTGCGCGCGCTTCGCGGCGCCCACGGTGGCCAGCGGCTCGACGAACAGGAAGCCCTTGCCCGGGACCAGCAGGAACGTCGGCGCGCACTGCTCCAGCGACACCACGGCGATGGTGTCGGAGGGCATGTAGCGGTTGAGCATCACGTTCAGCTCACCGAAGTCCGTGATGATCGTGGTCACCGCGACGCCGCCGACGTTGCGGGTGGACTCCTGGTAGTTCGCGTCCGTCACGAAAATCTTCGTGAGCTGCCGCTTCTGGTAGCCGTTGCACATCAGCGCCGCGGTGCCCGACTGCTGGATGCCGCCGTTCACCCACACCATCTGCAGCAGGTCCAGGACGGTGTCCTTGTCCAGCGCGGCGCCGGCCGCGGCCAGCACGTTGGTGCTGATCGCCTCCAGGATGCCGCGGGTCCGCCGGGCGGTCGCGTTCGTCGCCGGGTTGTTGAACGTGCCGGTGATGAACGTCATCTCGATGTCCCGGGCGATCTGGACGAGCGCCTGGCGGATCTGCCAGTCGTATTCGTCCGTCACCGGGTTCGCGCCGGCGATGCCGACGGCCCCGGGGTGGGTGGAGCCGGTCGAGTTGAACTGGCCGGTGGCCGCGAGCTTCGTGTAGGACAGCTCGATGGCCTCCTGGTGGATCTCCACCACGTTGTTCACGTTGAACCGCACCCGGGACTCGGCGGTCGGCGCCGCGGCGCCCTCCACCCGCTGCCGGTCGTCGGCCGCGTCCCGCAGGTCGTAGCCCTGCCACTGGAACAGCACGTGCGTGGCCATCTCGCCGCCCGACAGGCCGCCGATGGACGAGAGGAACGGGGTGTCCTGCGGCGACTGAGCGAACAGCTCGCCGACGTAGTTCGGCAGGTTGAACGTGGTCCCCTGCCCGGTGATGCCAGCCACGAAGGGCTCCTTCCTGGCAGGGTTCCCTGCCTACTGGTTCGGGTTCGCCAGCAGCGCGAACTGCTGGGCTTTGAGGGTCTGGGCCTTGCCCCACTCGCCCGCCTTCTCCGCCGCCGCGATCTGGTCGGCGAGGGTGGGCTCGGGCGGGTTCGGCAGCGCCCCGGGGCGCAGCGCCTCGACCGGCGTGCGCTGCTGCCCGCCCGCGGCGGCCGGCTGCTGCGGAGTGCGCAGCGCCACCAGACGCTCGGCCTGCTTCGTCAGCGCCTCCTCGGAGGTGCCGGTCAGGAACGTCTCGGCGTCCTCGTCGCCGATGCCGTGCTTGGTGGCGATCCGCCAGCGCAGCGCCTCGGCCTGGGCCGTGGCGGCGGCCGTCTCTGCCTTCGTCGCCCGGTCGGCGAGCTTCTGCGCCTCGGTCTTGTTCGCCTCCTCCAGGTCCGCGAGCTTCTTCGCGGCCTGGTTGTTCTCCTTGGCGCGCGCCTCCCACTTACGGGCCTCGGCCTTCCAGTCCGTCTCGGCCGGCTGTGCAGCGGGCGGGGGCGGCTCGGTTGAGGGCTTCGGCGCGGCGGGGGCCGGCGGCGCGGGGCTCGGGCTCGGTGTCGGCTCGGGGGGTGTGCTCATCTCGATCTCCCGTGCGGGATCGCTCCGGCGGCCATGCGGCGCCCGGGGCGGGTGGACTTCGGACAGGCGCGCCCGCCATGCGGCAGGCGCAATCCCCCGGCCGGGGCCGGGGAAGCGAGGGGGTCAGGATGGTTGGCGCTGCCCGGCGACGAACGTGCGCCAGGCGCGGATACTGCCCGCGCCGCTGGTGCCCGCGGTCGCCTCGGCCCACTGCTCCTGCAGCCGGCGCACCGTAGGCGGCTCAGGCTCGTGACGCCACAGCGGCTCCGGCTTGCACGAGCAGCGGTCGTGGGACTGGAACGTCACCGACTGCCGGTTGTAGACCGCACCGCGACCGATGAGCATCAGGCAGAACGGGCACGGCGAGGAGCGGCCGGCGACCCGGCGCCAGCCAGCCATGCCGCCGCCGTCGGCGAAGGTGCGCATCGTGGTCGCGCGGTCGCCTTCGAGGACCAGGCGCGTCGCGGTGCCCTGGAGCTGCGAGGCCATCGTGCGCACGCTCGCCTCCGGGCTGCCGGACTCGGCCATGTGGACCTTGAACGCCACTGGGCCCTGTACGCGCAGGGACTCGGCGATCTGCTCGGCGTCCGGCACGACGACCGCGGGGCGGACTGTGGCGCCTTCCAGCTTCGCGTGCTCGACGAGGTAGCCGCGCGCGAGCTTCGCTAGCGCCGACTGCCCGGTCAGGATCTCCTCCTGCACGCGCGGGCTGATCCGGTCCCACCAGCCGTCGATGTCGTCGGCGTCGGCGCGCATCGCGGTGACCCTAAGCCGCTGGGCGATCAGCCCCGCGAGCTGCTGGATCTGCTGCTGGTAGCGCCGGGTCAGTGCTCTGGCCTGTTCGCTGGGCACCGGGCACCTCCACCTCGTCCGCCGGCACCTGCGGCACCTCGCCCCCGCCGTCGGGCGGGGCGCCGGCGAGAAGTTGCCCGATCTCGCCGAGCGCGTCGCGCTCCTCGGCCAGCGCCTCCCAGCGCTGGATGTCGGTGTCCGTCACCCCCGGGATGCGCTCCCACAGGGCGCGCGGCGGCACGTCGAGCAGCTGCGCGAGCTTCCCGAGCGCGTCGGCGACCTGCGCCAGCGACCGCGGCGTGGTGTCGCGCCACACCACCTGCGCCGAGGTGTCATCCCAGGTGTCGGTGTCGCCCATCGCCAGGCCGCCCAGGCGCAGCATCTGCTCGATGCCCTCGCCGAACGCGGTCTTGTGCTCGCCGATGTCGAGCTGGTGGCCGGCCTCCAGGGCCGCCAGGGCCTCCGCCGACACGTTCGAGACAGAGTTGCCGACGACGAGGGTGTGCGGCGGGACCTGCCGGGCGGAGGCGATGAACAGCAGCGTCTTGTCCCGGCTGCTGAGGTAGCCGTCCAGGTTCGTCTCGGCGAAGTCGCCGAACTTCGTGTCGGGACTCTCGGCGTGCCACACGCGGTTCACCGCGGCGTTGAACGGTTCGATCGGGTTGCCGTCGTCGTCCTCGGGGATCGCCATACCGGTGATCCACCGCTGCCGGAAGGCCGCGTACTGCTGCGCCATCAGCAGCCCGAACGTGGTCTGGTTGAGCTGCCGCTGCGCCGGAAGCATCGGCCACACGATGCCCTCGGGGCCGTCGTCGAGGTCGTCGAACGACTCCACGAACCGCACCACGGGGCACACGCCGAGACCGTGCTCCTTGACCTCCGCCTTCTTGCGGTCGATGACCAGACCCTCGAACGGCCACGGATCGGTGCGGTTCTCGCTCGTCTGCGGCTGCACCATCGCCGCCGGCACGTCCACGGTGTAGGCGAAGTTGTCGTCGAGGACGGTGACCGTGGACACCAGCTCGGTCGGCGAGTCCGAGTCGATGACCGGCCGCGGGACGCTGACGCTGATCGAATACTCCGGCCACTCGTCGTTGACCGGGTCCGCGTACAGCGCCGTCATCCTGCGCGGGCTGTAGGGGGTGATGACCGCCGTGTCCTTCTCGCCCAGGCGGCCCGGCAGCACGGTTGCGTAAGAGACGCCGTACTGCAGCGCGGACCGGTACAGGCCGGCCTGGCGGGCGTCCATCCGGTTCGGCTGCCACACCGCGTCCCACACCGGGGAGTTGTCCGTGGTGTCCGCCGGACGGTAGCCGTCCACGAACAGGCCCTGCGCCACGGACGAGACCAGCAGGGGCAGGATGTTGAACCGGGCCTGGTCGACGAGCTTGCGGTACTCGACCGTCGCCGACTCCGGCACGTAGATGTCGCAGATCCGGTTCTTCAGGTACTCGTGCACCAACGTCAGCCGCGTCGACTCCGCACGGCGGCCGGCGAGCAGCCACTGCACCACCTTCGCCAGCCGATCGGAGTTCATCGGGTTCGCCACGACTTCACCCCCATGCCGCCACGCGGCCCGGCCGCTTCTTCGGTCCCGCCTTGTACTTCTTCCAGGCGTTCGACACCAGCAACTGCCGGCGCACCATCCGCGCGCCGATCACGCACACCGCCGCGTCGACCTTCTTCGGCGAGTCCCGCGACTCCTTGCCGATGGACACCCCGAACCGGTTCGGCCGCCGCCGGGCGTTGGCCACATGCCGGGAGGTGACCGCGGCCCCGTCGTTCGTGAACTGCCCCTCGACGATCTCCGTGTGGCACGCCTCCGCGGCCATCGTGAAGTCCCTGACGTGCGCCCGCATGTCCCAGGCGATCGGCGACGCGCTGCGCCCCGACTCCTGCGCCCACATCACGATCTGCTCGCCGTACAGCTCAGGCCATGTGGTGTGCACGTAGGACTCCCACTCTCGGACGTCGGCGAAGAACGCCACCACCCGCCAGGTGCGGAAGGCGCGCGCCACCGCGGCGTCGACCTCCGCCGGCGGCACCATCCAGCCATCGCCGGCCGGGCCCTGCGGCTGCTCCCAGGTCGCGACCTCGAAGACGTGCCCGTCCTCGACGCGGCACCCGATCAGCGCCGTGGCGTCCCGGGACTTCGAGCCGTCGAAGAACAGCACGACCTCGTCGCCGTCGACGACCGTGACCGCGGCGTCGGCGCAGGCCGCCCACTCCTGCTGCGTCACCCACGCATCCGTCGCCGCCGTCGGCTGGTTCAGGTACTTCCGCCGCGAGTCGTCCGGCGACGAACGCGGATCCCAGATGCGGTTCGCGATGGCCCGGCGGTCGGCCCACCAGCAGTCGCCGTAGACGTGCTCCAGCGCTGCTTCGAGCGACAGCCGGTCGGCCATGTCGGTGTACGGCGGAGCCACCCGCGCGTCGTAGAGGATCCGCGACTCCGCGCGGACCCGGCCCTCCTCCTGCGCCACCCAGGCGTCCCAGGTGGCTTCGGCGACCGAACCCTCCTCGGGCACCCAGGCGTTGGACGTCTCCAGCATCCTCGACCCGGACTTCGCCAAGTTGTCCGACAGGGTGGCCGACAGGTCCGGGCCGCCGTTGTTCGGCTTCCAGTGCTCGGTCTCGTCGCCGACGACGAACGTCGCCTCGGCGCCCTCAGCCGCGGTCGAGCTGGAGGTGATGACCTCCAACTTCCCCTCCGGCACCCGGTAGTACTGGGTCTTCCCGGGATCCAAGCCGAAGTCCTCGACGAGCCGGGAGCCCTTCGGCGCCATCGCGCGCACCATGCGCATGGTGTTGAAGGTCTGGGACTCGGCGGTCGCCGCGATCTGCACCAACGGCATGTCGACCTGCTTGCCGACGCAGCCGCCCAGCACGTCCGAGTCGAAGTCCTTCAGCCGCACCGGCGCCGTCAGCTCCGCCAGCGACAGCAGCGCCGCGAACGGCGACTTCCCCGAGCCCTTCGCCAGCCGCCGCACACCGTGGTGGAACAGCCAGTGCCCATCCTCATCGACGGCGTACCACCACAGCAGGAAGTGGACCTGCGAGTCGACGAACTTCCACCGCTGCCCGGCCCGCGGGCCGTTCGGGTGCTTGAGGTACTTCGACCCCCACTTCACGACCTCCCAGCCCAGGGTGAGCGCGGGCACCCCAGCCGGAAGCGTGACGAGACGGTCAGCCGGAGAAACGCTGTCGGTACTCATCGAGCGCCGTCACCGCGGCGTTCTCGTCCTCGTCGGCGGAGCCCGCGCGCTCCAGCTCCAGACGGGCCCGGCGCCGGGCGCCCTCCGTCGTCAGCAGCTCCGTCGCCCCCGACGCCCACGCCGAGACCATGCCGGCGGACGGCGCCTCGGCGTGCATCTGCCGCGACAGCAGCTCAGCCCACACCCACGCCTGCGCCCAGTCCGACGGCTCGTAGAACACGGCCTGGCCCGACTGAGACAGCGACTCGTACCACTGCAGCGCCGCCGGGTGCCAGCTCTCGCCCGGCGGCGGGGCGGCGAGGCGGGCCGGGACTCCGGACGGGGCGGTGGTCACCTCGCCACCGTCCTTGTTGCGCCGGCGGCGCTGATCCGACCGCTTCGGGATCGGCCCACGTTCACCCACGCCAGCCACCTCCCCACCGTCAGATCAGGTCAGCGACCACCCCGGAGATGTCCGCCAGCCGCACCGGCGCGCCCTCGAACCTGCGGCCCGTCACAGCCACATACCGGCCCTGCCCGTACACCTCGACCGCCGCACCGTCCCGGCGCAGCCGCCGGCCGCGCTCGACGCGGCCGTGCCCGAAGATGTGCAGCCCGTCGCCGGACTGCGAGACCTCCACGAACGTCGGCGGGCAGCGGTCCAGGATCTCCCGCGCCCACGGCGCCAGTCGGCCGCCGTCGAGGCAGTGGTCCAGGTCCACCACGACCACGCCGTCACCGTCGGCCAGGACGTAGCCCATGCCGACGCCCACCGTCGAGGTGGCGGCGTCGGCGTGCTCAGCCCAGGTGCTGGGCGAGACCACCGAGGCGAACCCGCCGTCCAGCGTCCGCGGCGCCTTCCGCACGTCACGGCGCACCCAACGGCGCCGCTCCGTCAGTTCCTTCGGCAGCCCGGTCGCCGCCCGGCGCGCGCGGTGCGCGGCGACCCGGCAGCGGCCCGAGCAGAAGCGGGCGTGCCGCCGGGCGAGGATCGGGAGACCCCCGCCGCACTGCTCGCACACCGTGTTCGCCATGCCCTCAGTCTACCGGGCCTGTAACGCTTTCGCAGCCCTGACCAGCAACTACGCCGCGTAGCGCGGGGGCGCATTCGTGACCGCCAGTGAAACCCGCAGGTCGGAAACCCGTACCGGATCAGAGCCGCTATGCCGCACCGCGGGCCAGATGGCGGGCCGGTCGGGGTCACCCCCCACCCCTTCGGCATCGCCGCAGGTCAGAAGCCCGGAACGTCGCGCCGGTTGCGCGCCTGGCGTCGCGCCCGCTCCAGTGCGTTGCCGTTCGGCTGCTCGATCAGCCCTGGATGGGTGGGCCTGGGGCGCCGGCGGCTGGGCATCTCGCCGCGCGCTGCCCGTGCTTGGAGCGCGGTGCGCTTGCGGTGATGCGGCCCGCACAGCGTGCGGAGGTTGTCGAGGCTGTGGTCCTCGGGGTCCCCGATGTGGTCGCAGTCGGTGCCCTCGTTGGTGCAGCGCTCGCCGTCTTCGATCCACGTGCAGGTGTGGGCGTCCCGGGCCAGGGTCTGGGCCCGGAGGGTCTTCCAGCCCAAGGGCCTGGGTGAGGTACGCCAGGAGGTGGGGCCTTCCTGCCAGGGCACGGCGGCACCTCCCGGGAACGCGAAAAGGCCCCGGGCTCTGTGTGAGCGCCGGGGCCATGTGCGTCTGCGTCTGCCCGATTTCGGGCAGGGTGATCTGTCAGAAGTGTTACAGCAGGTAGTCACCGTGGTCAAGCGGCTGCGGGGTGGGCGAGTTGCTGGACCTCGTTGAGGTCGACGAGGGTGCGGCCTCGGCGGTCGTGGCCGTGGTGGGTGAGGCGTCCTCGGTGGAGCCAGACGCGCATGGTGCCGGCGGGCACGCCGGTGGCGAGCCGGGCGGCTTGGGTGTCGACGAGGACGGGAGCGGTGTCCATGCCCCCATGGTGCGCTACACCCGCCACTCTGCGCGGTCTGTCACGGGCAGTTGGTTTCGAGCGCCGGCCAGGTGTCGGGCCGCGGGCCGCGTCCGTAGTCGGCGAACGCTCGGGTGTCGGCGTACCAGCGGGCGCGGCAGACGTACCGGGTGGCGTCGGTGCTGTGGACGACCTTGACGTAGTACAGCTCTTGCCCGTCGTCGAGGCCGGCGGCGAAGTCCTCGATGGCGGCCTGGGCGCTGTCGGGGGTGGCGTGGGGCATGACGAGGTCGGCGGTGCCGGTGACGGCGTTCTGGGCGTGGTTGGCGACGGTGTACGCGGGTGGGGGTGCCGCGTTGGTGCCGGGTGCTGCGGAGGCCGTCAGCGGCAGGGCGACGACGGCAGCGGCGGCGAGGGTGCGGATTTTCATGGTCTCCCCCTGTGTGGGTGCGCCGGTGAGGGTAACGGCGGTATGGGCGTGTTGGGCATGGGCCGGATGGCCTGTCCTGGGGGGTGAGTTCGGCCGCCGGGGCGTCTCCGGGAAGGCACTGTGGGGCCCGTTGGCGGCGGCTGGCGCGCGGGCCCGAAACCCGATATCAGCGCAGGCCAGATGCGCGATGGGGCCGATATCGGGGGCGAAACCGGTTTCGGGTGAGGCGATACCGGATCGCCTTCCCGAAACCGGCTCCGTGGGCCCGCTACGGGGCCTCGTCGCCGCCGTCTGCGGCGGGCAGATCGGCGTACCTGACGCCCTTGGCGCCGCCGCAGCACTCCCGGATGGTCAACTGCCGCGTGGTCACCTTGTGGGGCTTCAGGGCGGTTGAGAGGAGCGTGGAGCGGGTCGCGGCGTCCTCCTCGTCCATCCACGGCCGGTACAGGTCCGGCCGGTGTGCGGCGAGGGCGGGGACCAGGCGGTGGGAGTGCACGGCGTCGGCGCCGTCGGGCCAGATGGCGCGGAGGTGGTCAACCACCGTCTCGGTGTCGATGTCCTCGACGTGCTCGCCGACGGCTTCCCCGGTGAGGGTGCCGGCGGCCGTGCGCATCGCCAGGGCGCGCGCCCCGACCTTGTCGGCCTCGGTCTGCTTGATGAACGCGGCCCGCACGGTGGAGCCTTCACGGCCGCGGGCGAGGATGCCGGTGCCCTGCTCGTCGACGCTGATGTCAGTGGCCCTCAGACCGCGGTCATGCGCTCCGGTACCGAGCACATTGTTGTTGGCGCGCCACTCCATGACGGCGAGGCACAGTCGGGTGCCGAACTGGGCGGAGACGCCGGTGGGCAGCGATGGGGCGTCGGGGTTCTGGGTGAGGAGGATCAGGATCATGCCGTATGCCCGAAACTTCTTCGCCGCCTTGGTGCACAGCGCTTCGGCCACGTCCTTGTACTCGGGGTGGGTGAACAGCTCTTGCGCCTCGTCGATGACGATGACGATGGGGCCGAGGTTCTGCTCGGGGTAGCGGTCGACGAGCTCGCGGGTGATGCGCCGCCCGTCGGGCACCTCGGACGCCGGGAGGGACTTGACGAACTTGGCGCGACGCTGCTGCTCGGCGATGGCGGAGCGCAGCCCGCCGACGCAGGCGGCCATGTCCTCGTCGTCGTCACCGGACACGTAGACGTGGCAGATCGGCTTGACGGCGTTGAGGTCGCCGGAGCCCTTGAGTTCGTAAATCCGCAGTTGGGCCGTGGGGTCGAGGGCGACGCCGAGGGTGATCGCGAGTGCGCATGAGGTCTTGCCGGAGCCGGGGATACCTCCGACCAGCAGGTTCGAGTACATCAGCCGGACGGTGACGAGGTTGCCACGCGGGTCGAACCCGAACGGCAGGGCCTCGAACACGTCGGCTGCCCCCTTGTGCATGAGCGGCCACAGGCGGCGGGCGGCCTTCGCGGGGTCCTGCTGCGCGACCCAGAGGACCAGGCGCCCGGGGTGGGCCGCGCGGTCCCCTTCGGGCCACACGGTGGAGATGGGCCGGCGCATGGCGGCGGCGAGCGCGGTGCGCTTCTCCAGCACCGCGGTGGCCTCGACGCCCGGGGGAAGGTCGAGTTCGGCGCGCCAGCCGGGCCCGTCGCGCTGCACCTCGGCGGCGAAGCGGCTGCCTTCCTGGCCCTTGCGGGCGGTGATGCCGATGGCCTCCAGGGCGCGGAACACCTCGGTGGAGGTGAGGGCCTTGAGGGTGTCGACGGCGACGTAGTGGGTGATCAGCGGCCGGTCTTCGGTGCCTCCGGCGATCCCGAGGAGGGCCGCGGCGATGCCGCCGGCCGTGGCGAGCATCCACCCGGGGGCCAGGACCCCGAAGACGAGTACGGACAGCCCGGTGGGCACGGCGATGACGAGGGTGAGGATGCGGCGCGGCCGGACGCGGCGGGAGTGCTCGCGGGACAGCGCCAGCCACGCCTCGGCGTCGGCGGACGCGGCGGCTTTGGTCTCGACGGGGCGGGCTTCGGTGTCCGCGACCCAGCGGCCCCAGCGGGCGATGAGGCGGCCGGCGCCGCGGGGGGCGCGCCGCCACAGCCGGACGAGGTAGACGGGCAGGCGCACCAGGTGGAAGCCGGCGCGGTGGGCCTGGTAGGCGGCGCCCCAGCGCAGGCTGCTGCGGAGCTGGTCGGCGCTGCGCAGCCAGGCGGGGACGACGGGCGGGGCGTCGGCGAGGTAGGCGCGCTTCTGCTCGACCCACGACCCGGCAGGGGCGCCGGTGTCGGGCCGGTCGACGGGGGTGGGGTCGGGGTCGTTCTCCAGGTGGTAGACGTCGGCCTGGCCGCCGGGGGCAACCTTGATGAGTCGAGTCTGCTGTTCAGCCACGACGGCCTCCCTTACGGCCGCCGGAGACGGCGTTGACGATGGTGACGAGGGCCCAGGCGATGACGGCGATGACCAGGCCGAGGACGGCGAGGCTGATTGCCATGGACGTGAGCGTGGCGACGAGCAGGGGGCCGAAGTACACGCCTGCGGCGACCGCGCCGCCGCCCATGCCGGCGCCGAGGGCGAGGCGTTGGACGGTGCGGTCCGGCGGCGCCTGGTGGATGTGGATGACCTGCTGCGGCTGGTCTGACCAGGCTTTTTCCCCGTTCCGGGAAATAGGCAGCGGTGCGGGGTCGCGCGGCACCGGCTGGTGGTTGTCGAACTGGTAGCGCTTCGGGAGGCGGTCGCTCACTGCGCCCACCCCCGCGCCCTACGGACGAGCGCCGGACGGGCCAGGACGCCGAGGATGAACGCGACGACGAGCGGCTGCGCCAGGAGCCGCACGGCCGCGGTCGCGACGGGGGCGCCGAGCTGGTCCGGGTAGACGAGCAGCAGCCCGAGGAACACGCCGAGGAGGAGCGCGGCCTTCATCGCGGCCCTCCGGTCAGCTCGTCGAGCACGTCGGCGTGGGCCTCGATGCTCGCGGCGTGCAGGCGCAGGCTCTCGGCAAGTTGGCGGAGCCCGGCGGCGTTCTGCGGGTACCAGTCGCCCTCGACACCGACGTCGATGAAGGTCTGGCGGCCGGGCACGGTGCGGGTGAAGGGCCGCTGTTCGAGGCCGAAGGTCAGCAGCCGGGCGGGGCCACTGAGGGACGCGATGTCGAGGGTGTGCTCGGGCCCGTTGTGGGTGATGTCGATGCGGTACTGGCCGGCTTCGTGGCCGCCGACGCACCAGGACGGGCACGGGACCCAGAGGAGGCCGTGGTCGATGGTCTCGATGGGGATGATCCGGTTCATCGGACGGCCTCCTGCGGGAGGGCGTCCGGGTGGAAGAGGTTGTGTCCGCGGGTGTCCTTGTCGTGGACGGTGAGGCGTCCAGAGGCGACCCAGCCGCGCACGGTGCTCTTGTCGACGCGGAACATCTCGGCGACGTCTGCGGACGTCAGGAGACGCGGCTCCACGGGCGGGGTGTCCTTGGCGTGCTGCTCGTCCTGCGGGTGCGTCTCGCCTCTCTCGTCGGCGTCCGCCGGGTCAGCCTCGACAGAGTGACGGGGTGTCACCCTGTCGCCAGCCGGGGACGGCAGGGACGCGGCGAGGTGCAGCACGTGTCCGACGACGGCGGGCGGCACGAGCGACGTGGCCGCGATCAGCCAGGGCTGGTGCGGGCCGATGTGCCCGGTGTCGATCAGGTGGCTGACGATCTGCGCCGCGATGGCGAGGGAGAGCGCGAGGCCGGCGCCGATGATGGCGGAGGCCCGGCCGCGGTCGCCCGGGTAGCGGGTGGACGCCACGCTGGCGCTGAGGCCGGCGTAGACGCTGAGCACGATCGGCATCCCGTAGGCGAAGGGGTCGCTCCAGCCTGCGTTCTTCGCGAGGTGGTACTCACCCGGGGCGCACATGGTCAGGGCGACCATCAGGACGAAGGGGCGCCCGACGGTGGTGAAGAAGCGGATCCAGCGCGGCGGCGCGGTACGGGCCTGGTCGCTCATCGCGGCACCTCGTTGTCGAGGGCGTCGAGGAGCGTGCTCAGGGCGGCAGCGGTGGCCGCGAACGCTTCGGTGACGGCGCTGTGGTCGTCGGGCCTGGTGCCCTGGTAGACGTCGAGGATCCGCCGGGCGACCTGGCGTGCGCCGTCGAGGTCCGGCACGTAGTCGTGCCGCGGTTCGCCAGAGCTTGCGGACGCGTCGGGGCGCGCGAAATGATCGGTCATAGCCGACTCCTTGCTTACTCAAGGTGTTCGGTCAGGCCCTCGGTTGGGATTGGCGTCCCGGCCGGGGGCCGTTCTTTTTGATGTTGTACGTACTAGCTTGGCACAAGATCAGATGGTTCGTAAGGGTTTCAGCGCCTCAACTGCGCTGCTCGTCCCGCTCGTTGCGGCGCGTCCGCTGGAACGCTGCGTGGATGACGCGCTGGGCCGCGGCGAGGTGCCGCGCACAGATCAGCAACTCCGCCGTGGGGTCGACGGCCTCACCCGTGCAGGGGTTGCCGAGTCGGTTGTGGACGCGGCAGCGGACGATGCGGTCGTTCATCGGGACGCCGTCCTTTCGGGTGTTGGGGTGGTGTCCTCGGTGGGCTGGAGGTCCCGCAGCGTGAGCCAGTCGCGGGGCCCGTACTCGTAGGTGCACCACGGGCACAGGACGGTCGTCTCGCCGGGCATGTGCCGCAGGACGCCCCCGCACGTGCCCCCGTCCGGCAGGGACGCGATGCACGTTCCGATGCGTCGGCCGTGGTCTTCCTTCTCGCCGAGGATGGACAGCGCGGCGCCTTCGAGCGCGCTCACCTCTCGGGCCATGTCGGCGGCCAGTGGGTAGTCGGCGGCGATCCAGTCGAGGCTCATGCCGATCCAGCGGGCGGCGGTGTGGACGCGGCGGTCGACGTTGCCCTCGACGGCCGGCTCGCCCCAGCCGCGCCATGCCTGGATGTCGGCGCGCCAGCGTTCGAGGATCGTCGCCATGCCGCCGTACCAGAGTTCGAGGGCGGCCTCGTTGACCGGAGCGGAGGGGCCGGGGCGCCCGGCGGACACGCGGCCGGTGCTGCCGCGGACTGCGGGTACCAGTGCGCCGGACAGGCGGGTGCTGAGGGCGGGGAGCCGCTGGAGCCGGGCGGCGAGCGCGACGGCGCATCCGTCGCACAGTACGGCGCTCTCGGCGGGCTTGCTGCACAGCAGGCAGGTGCTCATTCGATCTCCTCGGCCGTGTCGGGAGGGCAGTCGTCAGCGGGGAGGTCGTGCGTGCAGTACCAGCCGGTTACGACGTGCGGGCGTCCGCGCGGACGGTGCTCGATCTTCCACTCGGCGGAGGAGTCGCACGGGCCGAGGCCCTGCGCCCGGCGGGCGAGCGGCGACCGGCAGGGCTCCTTCCCGCCGCCCGGCCTGTCGGCGTAGCGCGGCCAGCCGCCGCGCTGCCAGGAGGCGGTGATGGTGTTCTTGCTGTCCTTCCAGCGCCAGACGACGGGCGCGACGGTGCTCATGCCGCGGCCCCCGGGAGGTAGTCGGGCCAGCGGACGCCGAGGAGCGCGCCGCGGTGGGTGTCGGGCAGCTCGGCGAGCGCCCAGCCGAGCCAGTCCAGGCCGGCGGCGAAGAGGACGAAGGCGTCGCACTCGTCGTCGTTGTCGAACTGGGTGCCGTAGCGCGCGGTCACGGCTTCGAGGACGGCGGCCTTCCCCGCGGCGCCGCTGCCGGTGGCGTACTTGGCGCGGCAGGTCGGCGGCATCACGGCGACCGGCACATCGCGGTCGAGGAGCCCGTCCACGATCAGCCACCACAGGCCGCCGCGGTCCCACGCCGACCCGCCGAAGCTGCCGTGGCTCGGGCCCTCGATGACGGCCAGGTGGACGCTGCCGACGGCTTCGAGGACGCTGCGCGCGATGGTCTGCAGGCGGGCGTGCCGGTCGGTGAGGGCGTCGGCGCGGCGGCCCCGGGTGGGGATGCGGGTGGTGCCGCCGAGGGTGCACACGGCGGAGCCGGTGAGGCTGACGTCGATGCCGGCTACGCGCAGGGTCTTCGCGATGCTGGTCACGCCTCCTCCTTGGGGAGCTGCCCGCCGTCGTGCAGCGTGGCGCGGAAGCGGTCGACGCCCTCCTGCATCGCCTCGGCGGCCTCGGTGCGGGCGATGCGCGCACGGGCTTCGTCGAGTACGCGACGCTCGCGGCGGTCGTCCAGGCAGTTCTGTACGGCCTGGGTGATGAGCATGCTCTGTGCGCCCAGCGCGATGCCGGAGACCAGCAGGGCGATCTCGTCGGGGGTCATGTCGTGGTCCTTCCGTCGAGCGTGGGCTGTCCGGCCGGGGGGTCGGGCAGAAGTCGGAGCTGTAGCCGGTTGGCGGCGTCGAGACGGGTGAACTCCTCGACGAGCTGCTGGACGTACCGCTTGGGCACGAAGGCGTACCGGGTGACGAAGTCGTAGGGCCCGCGGTCTTTGCCGACGATGCGGCGTATCGCGTCGTCGAGGCGGTCCCAGTCGGCGCCGGCGGAGACGCGCGCCAGGCACCACTCGGGGTCGTGGTAGCCGCGGCGGTCGCAGTAGCGGCGGCGCGGGCCGGGCGCGACCCAGCCGGTGAACGGGGGGAGGAAGTCGGGGGCAGCCGGGCTGATCTTGGGCATCTCACCCTCCTTTGTGACTCTGTGTGGTGTAGGAACCTTCGGGCGTAGGAACCGGGGTTCCTACGCGGGTTCGCGGATCGACCTGCGCCTTCGCGCGCTAATGGGATTTCATCTGAGGTGTTTTGTGTATAGATGTCTGTTTTTAGAGAGGGAGTGCGTAGGAACCGGAGTTCCTACGGTTCCTACGGTTCCTACGCCACAGAGAGTCACCGCGATCACTCCGGGGAGACCGAGCCCGCGACCATCAGCCCTCCCTCCAGCAGGGCCAGCCATCCCTGTTCGGCTCCGTACTCGAAGGCGGCGCCCGCCAGTGATCCCTCCTCGCCGGAGTCCCGGTACTGCTTGCGGTCCTTCGTCGCCACACAGTCCTGAGCGACCTTGCGGGCGGGGATCTCGCCGCCGTGGCGCGTCAGGTACCGGTGCGCCCGCTTGGCGATGTTCACCACCGACGGGTGTGCGCCGTTGATGACCGCGTACACGGCGGCCTGCGACTCCGCGGCCGTCAGCACGGCCTCGGCCCGCTTCGCCGCCAGCTCGGCCTCCGTGCGCCTCCGTGCGGCCTCCGCAACCCGGTCGCGGACCCTGCACGACGTTCGCCACAGCACCCGCGCCATGCCCCAGTCCGCGTCCGTTACGGATCTGCGGCCGTGCAGGAGAGCGAGGAGCGCTGCGCACTTCAGTCGCCACAGCGGCTCATGCGTGTCTAGCGGTGCCTCGGCGCCGCGGCCGAAGGAGATTTCCAGCGTGAGCCGGTCCAGCTCCTCCGTGACGTGCTCGGGCACCGACATGGTGACGTTGTGCAGGCCCGCCACCCACGTCGTGACCGGGGTGTCGGATCCGTCGCGCGTGGTGACCATGACGGGCCCCGTCGTCGGCGGCCTGCGCTGCGGGGTGTCGGGCCCCAGCGTGGCGTGCGCCCACGCGAGGCGCTGCGGCAGGCCGATGTTGCCCATCTCCAGCAGCTTCGCCGCGGGTTCCTCCTGCACGCCGAGCGACATGGACAGGGTGTAGGACATCTTCGGCAGGACGCGCCGCCGTTCGACCTCGGCGTTGGAGGTGCCCTGCCGTTCGCTCATCCACGCCTTGCACAAGACGCCATTGAGGGTGGCGGCGGCGGACATCTGCGCCATGGCGTCGAGCACGCTGCCCTCGGTCGCCAGGGCGTACCCGCGGTCCCTCCTCTGGACGAGGACCTTCTTCTTGCTGTCGCCGTCGTCCGGGTCGACGTCGAGGTCCAGGTAGGCGGCGATCAGGCCCTGCCCGGTGGAGATGTCGATGAACGCGAGATCGATGGTCGGGAACGGGGCGAGTTCCTCGGCCGCGTTCTCCGCCTGTCCCTTGCCCGCGCCGGGCGGGCCGAACAGTCCGCAGTACCACCCGAGGGTGGCGGGCTGGTGGATGCCGCTGTCGACGCGGACGGTGGGGTCGGCCATGGCGGCGGTGCGGGCGAGGACGGCGTGCAGGACGGCCTCGGGTGAGGTGCGCCGCGCCTCGGCCATCTGACGGATCTGGCCCATGGTGGTGGTGGCGTTCCACAGGCTGTCGGGGATGCGGTCTGTGGGGCCGCCGGGCGCCCCGTCGGCGTCTTCCGGGGGCTCGGGCTCCTCGTCCTGCCAGGGGGGCGGCTCCTGTGGTTGCAGTAGGTTCTCGAAGCCGTGCCGGTCCGTGTGGCAGCGGCGCTCGACCTCGGCGAGCACGGTGTGCGGGAGCGCCGCGGCGGGGCCGGTGGCGCGGCCGGAGGCGGCGCGCATGATGTCCCGGGCGGCCTCGCTCACGTCGCCGCCGTAGTGGAGTTCGGCGTACAGGCGGCCGATGGTGAGCTTGTTGCCTGGCGGCTGGGCGCCGACGGGCAGATCGGAACGCTCGGACCAGTTGACGGCCACGTGGTCGGAGCAGAGCAGGCTGTAGGCGCTGCTCGGACGATCGCCGCCCGCGGTCGGCCGGAGCCACTCCTCGCGGCCGTCGCTGTGCTGACCCTGGTAGGTGAAGCCCGCGGGCTCAAGGAGGTCCCGGAACGTGAGCACGTCGGCGAGCACGTCGAGGGGGCCGTCGCCGGTCGTGATGCGTGGTGCCCGCGGTGCCCGGGGCGGCGGGACCTTGCGGCCGGTCCGGGCGGCCTTCCGCTGGCGCTTTTCCGCGGCGGCCTCCTGCACAGCGGCGTGCGCGGCTGGCGCCAGCTCGGCGACTCGGGCCCGCAGAGCGGCCAGGTCGAAGACATCGCCGGTGCCGGAGCCGATGGTTGCCGGGCGTTCGAGCCCTTCCTTCCTGTTGATGCTGCCGGGGAGCTTCATCAGCCTGTCGAGGTTGCCGACCTCGGTGTCCCACGACCAGCCGCAGCGGTACGCCTGCGCGGCGAGGATCGCCTGCAGACCGGTCGTCAGCTCCTTGGTCCGGGCACGGTCTTCCTCGTCGCCGAGGACGTGGGCCTCGGCGAGCATCCAGATCGGGTTGTGCCCGCCGCCGGAGTTGATCCAGCCGGACGGCTCCGGCAGGCCCGACTCGGTGACGACCTTGACGACGGCGTCCGCATCAGGCGGCGCGGGCAGGTCGTCAAGGCCGGGCTTGTGGCCGATGGTGCCGTAGTCGCCGTCCGCCCACAGGTGGGTGAGAGCGTGCGCAAGGTCTTCACCCCCGCGGCCCTCCGCGGGCCGCTCGCGGAGCGTGGTGGTCTGCGCGTAGACGCCCTTGGCGCGGCGGCGGTCGAGGTGGACGGCGTACTGCGTGGCGGCGTCGATGCCTGCTTCGTCGGTGGTGAACCTCCGGCCGGCCCAGCCGTCTGCGTCCGAGCACACGCTGACGAAGCCGGGCTGGTTCGCGTAGAGGTGCGTCAGCCACGTCCGGAGGACGTCTGCGTCCGCGGTCAACTCCTCCGCGGTCTCGGGGGCGTTCACTGGTGCACCACCGGGAAGAAGTAGCTGCCGCCCGGGGTGCCGATGCAGCGGGAGCGGCGGATACACACCCACGGAGCGCCCTCGCGCCCGCCCGGGTGGATGTGCTGCGCGTCGCAGAACGGACAGTCGACGACGAGGAGAACCCGCCGCCTCCCGGCAGGGTCCGCGGGGTCGGGGGAGTTGGTCGTAACAAGGCGGGCCGGTGCCGCGGCCAGCGCATGCCGCGGGGTCTGCGGCACCGGCAGCTCGGGGGTGTCGGCCTCGGGGGTGTCGGTGAGGCCGAAGAGGGTGAGCGGCGGCGCCTCGATGGTGCTGGTCTTCACGAACGGCTCGATTCTCGTGGAGCTGACGGGGTGTTCGTGATGCGGCCGGGGCAGGGGCGTCTGGGTACGCCCCTGCCGGGCCGCAGTCGCTACCCCGGGTCGCGCTGCGCGGCGAGCAACTGCGCGTGGTCGCGGCGGAAGGCACGGACATGCCGCTGCACGGTGGTCTGGATCGCGGCCACGCCCGGTATGCCGCCCGGCACCTCGATGTCGATGTGTGCGGCGACGAGGAACAGGTGGGAGGCGATCTCCCGCTCCAGCTCGATGGGCCGCACGAACAGGGCCTGCTCGCCGAGGCGCACGGTCACCGCGGCGCCCGCGGGGATGTGCCGGGCCTGCAGGCGGAGCCGTTCGAGGACGTCTTCGCCGTGCTCGTACCGGCCGCGGTCGAGGTCGACCACAACGACCAGCTCCACCTTCGGGTGCGGGAACATCGCGTCGGGTTCGGTCGTCACCGGGGGCCTCCCGTGCGGATGGTCTCGGCGACGGCCGCGATGATGTCGGTGTGGTGCCGGTCGCAGGCCGGGAAGTCGTACCGCACGTGGGGCCCGGCGAAGAGACGGACGATGTAGTCGGCCTCGGTGGGGCAGCCGCCGCACTTGTAGCCGCGGCGGTTGTGCGGGGAGTCAGGGCCGTCGGGGCAGTCGCACCAGGTGCACCGCTCGCCGTCGGCGGGGTCGAGGACGATCGGCACGGTGCTGCCGGACGCTGCGACGTCGCGGGCCGCGGCTAGGGCCTGGTCGGACCAGAACGTCTGCTGAGGGGTGGGGCTCACTCCTGGCCCTCCTCGTTCTCGGTGCGGTTGGTGGCCGCGCTCACCGCGCGGAAGATCGGCCAGCCGGGGCCGGGCTCCGGCTCGGCCTTGCCCTGCAGCGCGGCCGGGGTGTGCGCCGGGCACCGGAGGCCCGGCACGTAGCGGCGGACGTCCTCGCCGGAGCGGCAGTACCGGCCCTCGTCGCCAAGCCAGTGGCGGCACTCAGGCTTGGCGGTCTCGCGGGCCGGGCGGCCGGGAGTGCGGGACACTCCCGGCCGGGCGGCGGCGGACTGGGTCACTGGACCGGCTGCCATTCGTCGCGGGCCGCCATCAGTGCGAGGCGGAGGCCGCCGAGCCGATCGGCGTGCGCGCGCAGCTTGGCGGCGACGTCGGCGAGTTCGTCCGGCCCCAGGTTCTCCATGAAGTGGTCCCCGAAGACGTTGAGGTTGACGTGCGGGACGGCGCGCTCGGGGACGTCGCTGTACGGGTCCACGCTGATCAGCCCGGAGAGGACGGGCACCTCCACGTTGCTGACGGGCATGGTCATCTCGGTCATCTCGCCGATGGTGTGAACGATGTCCGCCAGGGCCGTGCCCGGAATGTCGATGGAGTGGTCTTCGACGCAGCCGCCGGGGCAGAAGGTGAGGTACGGGCCGCGGTTGTCCTTACCCTCGCGGCGGTTGACGACGAGCGGCCGGCCGAAGTCGTAGCCGTAGAGGGTGCCGATCCAGTAGCGGGCGATGCGCTCGGCGGTCTCGTCGCTGACGTCCTGCGGGAGCACCAGGAAGGTGCCACCGTCCTGTCGGCTGACGGAGCCGGGGAAGGTGTCGCCCGGCACGGTGATGACGGTGACGCCCAGCTTCGGGAGCTGGGGCAGCAGGGGGTCGGTGCTCTCGACGGCGGTGTGCAGGGGATCGACGGTGATGGCGCGGTGGGGCGTGCGCGGTTCCTGGATGTGGGCGGTCGGTGACGCTGCCGCCGCGGATACAGTGGTTGTCACGGTCGTACTTCCTTGTCTCACTGGCTGGTGATCTGGGTCTTGCGTCCGGAAGGCGCCGCCGGCTGGTACCCGGCGGCGTCTTCGTCCTCGGGCGGTTCTCCGAGGAAGCTCAGGACGTCGCGCTTTCGTGCGATGAGCTGTCGCCCCACCCGGATCACCGGGATCGGAAGGCTGTCCTCTTCCTTGATCGCCTCGTAGAAGGCGGTCCGCTGGAGGCGCAGGATCCGCGCGACGGTCGGCCAAGCCGGGAACGTGACGGGCAGGTCGTGAACCTCTGCGTCCGTCATCGGGGGAGCGCCGCGGCCGGTCACGCCGACTCCTTGACGGCATCCGTGTGCTCCACCAGTTCCTCGACGGTCAGGCCGTAGGTCGTGGCGAGGATCAGCAGGGTGTCCGTAGCGGGCTTAGCCATGCCGCGGCGAAGCCGCGACAGCGTGGACTCGGCCAGCCCCGTGCGCCTGCTGATGGCGTAGCTGGAGTGGTCGCCCTTGGCGGCGGCGGCGGCTTTCAGCGGCGCCTCCCGCAGCCTGTAGCGAGGTGCGCTGGTAGCTTGCATGCATGCAGACTAAGCCCATTACTCGCACGCATGCAAGCTAATCCCCGTAACAACGTCCGTGACACGGGGGTGATCGTTCTAGGGTGCATGTTTGCAAGCACGTACTTGCTTGCTAGCGTGTGTGCTATGACCGAAGAGCTTGAGCCCAAGACCAGGACCCAGCGCTTCGCCGAGTACATGTCCCGGGCCGCCCTTGAGGCCGGCTACGACATCCACAGTCCGCGCGGCGGGGGGCGCAAGGCGCTGGCGGAGGCCACGGGGATGTCGCCCTCAAGCGTCGGGCGGATGCTCGCCGGACAGACCATGCCTGATGCAGCCCAGCTCGAACCCTTGGCGGCGGCGGTTCAGGTACCCCTGGCGGAACTGCTCGTTCGTTCCGGCATCGTCTCCAGGGAGGCCATGCCCACGGACACCGACGCGAGCGGAGGCGATCACCCCTCCCTCACGCCGGCAGAGGCCGCCGGAAGACTCGGAATCCACTCGCCGTCGCGGGTTCGCACGTTCGAGGTGATGGTCCGCCAACTTCAGAATGACGAGGCAGCCGAGGAACACAGGAGGGCCGGATAATTGGGATTTGACTTGCAGTGGCTGGTGCGCCGCAGATGGGTCTTTTGGGTCTTCGTCGTGTATTGCGTCGTGCATGCGCTGGTTGGGCTCCTGCTTGGCAGTCTCACGATCGCCGGCCAAGTGAGCGAGCACTCCACCTTCCTCGGTTTCGGCACCGAGGACCCGCTGAAGCTCGTCGGTATGTGCGTGATCCTGGTCGCGATCAGCGACCTCGGCCTGCTTGGGTTTCTCTCCGCCGTGCGTTTCTCCACCAAACAGAAGGATCATTACCGGTGGGTGGCGGAGAAGGCCATTGATGCCGGGCTGATCTTGCTTGAGCGCGAAAAAGGAGTCAGGGAAATGGCGCTCAGTCTGGCTGAAGCCATGGACCGGCGGCTCGAAGAGGAGAAGGAAGATCTTGCCGACCAACTCCGGGAGGAGTGGGAAGTGCGTTGGGCGGAGCGTAAGGCTGAGATCATGGTGGAGACCTACGCAGCAGTAATAGAGCAGTACGAGAAGGGCTTGCTGGACCTTACGCAAGCCAACAAGCGGCCCCTGCGCCTGGTGCGCCGCCTGCGGGAGAATGGCGAACAAACGGGCTAGCTGATCTTTCTGGACGAGGGAGTGCGCTATGCCGACTTCCCGCCGCGGTGGCGGTGTGACGAAGCGCTGCGAGTGCCGCGGCGGCGACGGCCGGCTGCTCGGCTCCACCTGCCCGCAGCTCGCGCGGAAGAACCACGGCCGTCCCGCTGTCCGGCAGGAGCTGCCGCCTGGCGAGGGCGGCGGCCGGCGCACGTTTCGCCGCACCGGATACGACAGCGTCAAGGACGCCCAGAGTGACCTCGACAAGCTGCGCGCGATCCTCGACCTCCCCGGCGACGACGAGGATGCCGCTCGCCGCGTCGGTGACCTCCTCGCCGACATCGCGAAGCGCCGCGCGCCGATCCCGCCGCCGGCCGAGGTGTCGCGCCGCCTGGGCGTCGGCGTCCCGCTCGACGGCAAGATGCAGCTCGGCGAGTGGCTGGACACCTGGATCGCGACGAAGAAGACCCGGGGCACGACCACGGGCAGCTACCGCGGCCACATCGAGAACCACCTGAAGCCGCACCTGGGGCACCTGCGCCTCGACCGGCTGAACGTCGGGCACGTGCAGGAGATGTTCGACTCCATCACCGAGCAGAACAACATCATCGCCGCGGAGAACGCCGCCCGCCGCGAGCAGTTGACGCGCTGCAGCCGCGGCCGGCCGGGCGCCCCGAAGGCATCCGAGCGCGCGAAGCTCGCCGAGGAGCGCGCGAAGCTCGCCGAGATGAAGCCGTTCCGGCGCATCACCGGCCCGGCGACCCGGCAGCGGATACGCAGCACGCTCCGCGCAGCGCTGAATGGCGCCATCGCCCGCCAGCTCATCGTGTTCAACCCGGCCGCGCACGTCGAACTCGACTCCGGCCGCCGGCCGAAGCCCGTGCTCTGGACGGACGAGCACGTAGCCCGCTGGCGGGAGGCCGGCATCGTTCCGTCGCCGGTGATGGTGTGGTCGCCGCACCTGTTCGGCGAGTTCCTGGACGCCGCCGAGGGGCACCGCCTCTACCCGTACTACCACTTGATCGGTTTCCGCGGCCTGCGCCGCGGCGAGGGCGCAGGGCAGGGCTGGGCGGACATCGACCTCGACCAGGCCCTGCTGACGGTGGCCACCGAGCTGGTGGTGGACGGCGGCGAGGTTGTCGAGACGGAGCCGAAGACCGACGGCTCGGCGGCGACGATCGCTCTGGACTCCGTCACGGTGCAGGTGCTCCGCGACCACCGGGCCCGGCAGGACGAGGAGCGGCGCGCGGCCGGCGCCAAGTGGGCGGAGACGGGGAAGGTGTTCACCACCGAGACGGGGGAGCGACTGCACCCCGACATGCTGAGCCGCGTCTTCCGGCAGCTCTCCGACAAGGCCGGCCTGCCGCCCATCAACCTGCGGGACCTGCGGCACGTGGCCGCGACCGTGCAGCACGCGGCCGGCGCCGACCTCCACGCGATCAAGGAGACGCTGCGGCACTCCACGATCACCCTGACGTCCGACACCTACACGTCGTTGCTGCCGCAGGTTGACCGGGAGATCGCGGAGCGCGCCGCGGCGGTGGTGCCCCGGGCCCGGAAGGGTGCCGCCGCAGGAGCGCCGACGGTACACTGA